CCAGCGGAAGAACCAGTGGCTGCTGACGCCGGTGGCGGTGAAGAAGGCGGCGCTGGAGAAGCAGGCGCAACTGGTGACGCAAGTCCAGTAGGATCAGCACCACCAGCAGGAACAGAAGCCTAATAAATACGCTATAGGAGACTTCCATGGCGTTTAGAAAACTTTTCTTTAAAAGAGTACAAGGTATTCGCGACAATTATTTGTTGCAAGAAGGTGATATTGCGCTTGATGAAGATGATTTCAAACTATATCGTGGTGATGGATCAACAACAGGCGGTATTGTAATTGCAGGTGCAGGCGGCGGCAGTGGCATAGCACTTACAGACATAAGTGTTACACAAGCCAGTGCCAGCGGTGCAGGTACACTAGCATACAACAATACAACAGGCGTGTTTACATACACCCCTCCAACTATACCTGCAGCAATTACAGATTTAAGTATTAGTGATGGCACTAACGGACAAGTACTTACTACAAATGGTTCAGGTGGTTTTACATTTGAAGACGCAAGTGGTGGAGGCAGTAGTCTACAAAGCAGAGCTACAAAAGCAGGTACCACAGGCAGTTTAGCAGATGCAGCACAGGAAAACCTAGACATCACAGGATTTAAAGGCTATGCACTGCTCAAAGTACAAACAGACAGAGCTGCTAGAGTGCGTATATACACAGATGCCGCCAGTAGAACAGCAGACGCTAGTAGAGCAGAAGGCACAGATCCTACAGCAGATGCAGGAGTAATAGCAGAAGTAATCACAACAGGTGCTGCAACTGTGCTGATATCACCGGGTGCTTTTGGTTTCAACAATGAAAGCACACCTACAACAACTATTCCTTGTAGAATCACAAACAAAAGTGGCGGAACAAGCACTGTTGTTGTAACACTTCATGTACTACAACTGGAATCATAATGGAACTGTTCCAAGTTACACTAAAACGTGGTGTAGACATTGATGCTTTCTATGATGATATGGAAACACCAGGCGGTGCTATAACTATTCCAGATAGAAAAGTAGATTGCGGAGAACGCAGACCAACTTCAAGAACTACAGGCTACATGCTTACCTTGGAAGAAGCAAAAGAAGTAAGTTATGATGACAGAGTAGAAGTTGTTGTTCCACAGAGTGTATTGGACAGACAGACCGTAGTTAACAATGCTACATACACAGGTAGATTTACCAAAAGCACAAGTCCAACTGGATCATTATTTACAAAAGCCAACGGTAGTAGCGGAGTTACATACACCAATAATGATCACCACGCTTGGGGAATACTAAGACACATTGAAACAGCCAACAGATCAGGTTGGGGCGGCGATGCTGGGAGTTCTGCTAATAAGCGTGTTGATACCACTGTAACATATTCAGCAAGTGGCAAGAATGTAGATATCATTATTGTAGAAAACCACACAGGTAGTGATCATGCAGAATATTCAAGCAGATTAGTAGATTATAATTGGGGACAACACTACAACACAATAACAGGTGGCACAAACTATACATACAGCAACGCAGATGCTCGTGACAACTATAATCAAGAAAATAACCATCCAACAGCAAGTGCCTCCTATGCGGCAGGTGAAAGATTTGGACTTGCTAAAGATGCTAATGTATATATGTTTGATGGGACCTACGAGCAAAGCAAATCAGGTGGTGGTAGCACTAACAGAACCTTTGCCTACATCAGAGAATTCCACAGAACCAAATCAATCAACCCAGCAACAGGTAGAAAGAATCCTACCATTGTAAATGCAAGTTTGGGATCAATCAACATCTATTCAGGTGCCAGTATAGCACACTTTCAAGGCGCGACATTAGACAAGGGCGACGGCAGTACATTCCTCAGTGATGCTGAACTGTTGGCTCGTGGAGTGTACAAGAACGCTGGTAAATCGTGGACTAATTTTACCAGCAACACCAACTTTCAAGTAAACAGTTCTGCACCTAACAGTGATTTGGTAGATGCCATAGCAGAAGGTATCATTGTGGTCTCTGCGGCTGGCAACGATAACGCTTACACTGATGTATCAGGCGGCAACAACTACGACAACTACTTGGTTGCTGGCGCCGCATATGCGAATAGGAACTACTTCTTCAATGGCTACTATCCATTCAGAGATTATTACCATCGTGGCGACAACTTCTCATTCAACGGAGCAATAAACGTAGGTGCATTGAGCAACCGCATAGATGAAGGCAAATCAGACTTCAGCAACTGGGGTCCGGGCATAGATGTATATGCCGCTGGAGAGAATGTAATGGGTGCTATGATGAAAGATGAAATTGCCTACGGTAATCCCTATTACGGACAGGAAAACAATACACCAAAATGGGATACAATGGGCTCGCAAAACGGCACAAGTTACGCCTCACCTTTTATAGCAGGTTTGCTGGCTTGTTTAGCAGAAGTATACCCTACACTGACACAGGCACAAGCAAGAACATATTTACAAAACAATGCTGTTACAGGATTGATGGCGGACACTGCAAACGCAATAGACGTAGATGTAAGCACAAGAGTGAGCATAGACGGTTCAAACATTGATAGAATAGCACTGTGGAAGAATCACAGAGCAACGTCAGGTAACATGGCGTTTAACACATACAACAAAGACGTAAACACTAAGCCTACAACAGGAACAATATATCCTAGAACTAGGATTAGACGCAAAGGATAGGATAAATAATTACATGTTATTATTTGAATTAGAAGCACCAGCATTTACACAAGTATCAGCAAAAGTTGATATGTTTAGTAAAAATCCTGACGTTCCTACACGAGAAGTAGGCAATGCATCGCCTGTTGAAGCACATGCTGAGGATAAAGACGAACCAGAATATCAGGATAGCAGTGCTGCTATGAAAACTGATACCCGTAAGACACGTCTTACACTGGAACAGTTAAGCAAACTTCGTAAACTTTCAGATCTAAAAGCAGCAGAGTACCAAGAGTCTATCAAAGAGATTCGCAAGCAATTTGCACCTGCACCAGCAGCATAATTCCCAAAAAATCCTATAGTCTACTTTTTGGTTCAAAAAGTACGCATTTTATCCTTTAAAACTCCTTATTACTAAATAAAACTACAAATGCCTTATGAATATAGGAGTTATACAAATGACAAACAAATTTGAGCAATTGATTGAACTGTTTATCGCAGAAGATGAGCAGGGCGCAAAAGATTTGTTCCATGAGATCGTGGTTGAAAAATCACGTGACATCTATGAGGGTCTCACAGATGAGGATCAAGTTGAAGAAACTGCAGAAGTAGAAGAAGATGCAGTTGAAGAAAGTGAAGAAGAAATTGAAGAGTCAGATTTTGACGAAGCAGAACTAGGCGGCGATGCTGCTGATGATATGATTGACGACATCGAAGCTGATGAAGAAGGTCTATCAATGGAAGATGACGATGCGGACGAAGATATGGAAGACCGTGTTGTAGACCTAGAAGATGCACTAGACGAATTGAAAGCAGAATTTGAAGCACTAATGGGTGCAGACGATGCTGCTGACGACGACGCAATGGACATGGAGCCAGAAATGGACATGGACATGGGCGACGAAGAAGGTGAAGAAGAAGGTGAAGAAATGGATATGGAATCAGTAGAAGAAGAGACTGAGGAAATGGTTCGCGAATACACCGAGAAAGCTCCTGCACCAGTAACTAGCGAAGAAGGTGATGGATCAGCAGGTCCAGTAGCTGGCAAAAACGACATGGGCGGCAAAGCAGTCGATCCAACAGGCGAAGAGTCAGGTGCACCAACACCAAAATCAACAGTACAAACAGATGCGTCAGACACACGTGGCGCAACAATGAGTAAAGCATAATTTCTATGTTATACTTGAGAGAAAACCTAACGTTTAAAGATGCAAATGTTGTTTATGAAGCAACAGAAAATTCTAATGGCGGCAAGGATCTCTACATGAAAGGCATTTGTATCCAGGGCGGGGTAGAGAACGCAAACAAGCGTGTTTACCCTGTCTCTGAAATTACTAATGCTGTAACTACCATCAACGAGCAAATAAAAGAAGGCAATAGCGTTCTTGGCGAAGTTGACCATCCAGATGATCTCAAAATTAACCTTGATCGAGTATCACATATGATTGAAAGTATGTGGATGGATGGACCTAACGGATATGGTAAATTGAAGATTCTTGAAACACCTATGGGTCAACTTGTGAAAACAATGATCGAGGGTGGAGTAAAATTAGGAGTTAGTAGCAGAGGCAGTGGAAACGTAAATGAATCCAGTGGTCAAGTTGCTGATTTTGAAATTGTCACAGTTGATGTTGTGGCACAACCCAGTGCACCAAATGCATACCCAGTAGCGATTTACGAAGGACTACTTAATATGCGTGAGGGGCATAAAGTGCTTGACATGGCTCGCGAAGCAAGCGGCGATGCTAAAGTACAAAAATACCTGAAAGAGGAAATGATTCGTCTTATCAGGGACTTAAAGATCTAGGAGATCAAAATGCTAGATGCTATCAAACCACTTTTGGATAGCGACCTTGTGAATGAGGAAACTCGCTCTGCTATTGCTGAACAATGGGAAGCAAAGATGAACGAAACTCGTACACAGGTTACTGCAGAACTTCGCGAGGAGTTTGCACAACGCTATGAGCATGATAAATCTACTATGGTTGAAGCCTTAGATCGTATGGTTACTGAAGGTCTTACTACAGAGATAGAGCAGATCGCTGAAGAGCGTAAAGCAATCTCTGAAGACCGTGCTAAGTTTGTTGCAAAAATGCAAGAAGCAAGCGGCACATTTGACCAATTTTTAGTTAAAACACTTAGTGAAGAAATCAAGGAACTAAAGTCAGAAAGAGCAGATCAGCAAGCACTGGTTGGCAAACTCGAAGAGTTTGTTACCGCACAGCTTTCTGAGGAAATTTCAGACTTCCAGAAAGATCGTCAAGATGTTGTTGAAACTAAAGTAAGATTGGTTAAAGAAGCTCGTGAGCAGTTTGCAAACCTCAAAGAGAAGTTTGTAAAGCACACAAGTCAAGCCGTTAATGAAGCAGTAACTGGCTATCTAAAAGGTGAAATGACTCAACTTAAAGAAGATATTCAAATCGCAAAAGAGAACTCATTCGGACGTAAAATATTCGAAACTTTTGCTACAGAATTTTCATCAAGTCACTTAAACGAAAATCAAAAAATTAAGGAACTAGAAGCAGCAGTCCAAGCGGCTACTGAAGAAGTTTCACAAATCAATGAAAGTCTTGAAGAAAAATCTAAGATCGTTGAGAGCAAAGAGCAAGAAATTGCTTTAATTAATGAGGGTGTAGAGCGTAAAGAAACACTAAACACACTTCTTAAGCCACTCAACAAAGATAAGGCAGCGATTATGACTGACCTACTAGAAAGCGTACAGACTGCAAAGTTGCAGACTGCTTTCGACCGTTACCTACCAGCAGTACTGGACGGTAAATCAACAATTAAAGAATCTAAAAAAGAGACTATTGTTGAAAGCCGTACAGAAGTAACAGGTAATAAA